TCGACCATGTAGAGGACCCGGCGCGCCTTGAAGTCCCAGACCTGCCAGCCCCAGATGCGCATCTTGTCGCGCTGCAAGTACCCGGGTGCTGACCTTCGCTGGAAGGTGGACGACGCCCTGAAGAGTCGTAGGTCCTTCCAGTTGCCCGAGTAGTCGTCCTCGAGATAGTGAGCGGCGTCGCCAATCTCTTCCTTGTTCGTGAAGAGCGGGTTCCCCATGAAGTCGTCGTAGTCCCAGGAGAAGCGCTCGCCGAACCAGTTGTGGGAGTAGAAACTGTTGCTGCCCTCGGGATCGAAGCAGCAGTCCCGCCAGTCGATCCATGGCGTCTTGAGATAGTCGCCTATGTCGCGGGTGTCCAAGACAAACTTGTTACGTCCACGCCTGATGGGTTTGCCAGTCTTAGGGTTGATCTTGGGTACGCCGCCTTCGATATCAACCCGCACCTCGCCGGTCGTGGGGTCTTGCTCTTCTACGAGCTCACCCAGGACCTCTTCCTTGCCATCCTCGGGGTCGATGCCCTCATCAGGCGTCCAGCAGACCTTCCAGCCTGCGAGCGCCAACTCAGCGGAGGTCAGGCCGAGGCGCATCTGCAGCAGGATGTCGTTCTGTGGGCGCGAGAGGGCATAGTTCAGGAGATACTCTGAGTTCTCGCGGTAGACCTCGTCCTGCGGGGCGGCAGAGGGCGTACGAGAAGAGACCGCCCACCACGGCACGCGCCAGGCGATCTGTGCATTCTGGGATGCCAATGACGGAAGGATGCGGTTTACGACCAGCATGTTCTCCATGGCCTGGTTCGGCACCATGCCCCGGGTTGCCTTGGTCGACTGGTAGACGGGCTGCTGCTTGCCCACGTAGTAGTCTAGGTTCTTGCCGTACTCGTCCATGTAGGGCTCGGCCACCCGCTTTGCGAAGCGCAGTCGCTCTTCCCAGAAGCGCACGTCCTTCGTCTTGCGACGCGAGCGGGAGCGCTCCTCTAGGACCTCGTTCACGACGCCAGAGCGCCCTCTAACCTTGGGCTTTGTTGGCGGTTTCTCTCGGGGCATTGAATCCTTCCAGGTCGACGGCGAAGGAGCCTTCGGGCTTGAGCTTCTCGCGGAAGGCCGTCATGAGAGCACCGCGACGCTCTTTGATGGCGTCGCCGAACTCGTAAGCCAGGGCATCTTCTTCGCGCTTTAGGTCCTCGTAGTGCCGATAGCACTTCTTGTAACAAAGGTCGAGTCTGTCAATGCCAAGATGCACGGTTGCGTACTCGGCCATCTTGATGAGCCGCTCTCCACATCCGTCGCAACAGGTAATGCGCATTACGACTCCAAGACCCTGTAGGTCAGCATGGCGCCACAGGTGAAGCACTGCACATGCTTGGGGCCGAAGCGCTTCTTCGTGTACTCGCGATACGAGCAGTGCGTGCACTCGTAGTAGGCGCGGTTCGGTTCAGGCGCCTTCGGCTTCTGCGGCTTAGGTTTCTCGCCGCGCATCTTCTGAGCGAGAGTTGTCATCCGAGCACCAGCTCTTCCCGTTTCTGCATGGAGCCCAAGTACCGCATGAGCTTGCCCCAGCTCCCATCGGGATAGTCGAGCCTAGGAGGGGCTTCGGCGTGGGTGGCGAGCACCAGGTACTTGAGAGCGTCCCAGGCATGGTTGTTCTTGGACACGATCTCTTCCGGCATGTTGCTTTTCTCCTGGGCCGTCTTGGTCGCCCATTGCTTGTACTTCAGGTGTCGCATCTCACGCAGCGTGTTCGTGCAGGTGTTGAAGATGACAAGCTGCGGATTCTCGAGATCCCGCCAGAGGACGCTGTTCAAGAGGTCCCTGAAGGCGAGATCGCATCCCACCGAGTTGTCGCCCGGAGTCATGAAGATGTCCAAGTCCCGCTCTAGGATGTCGCCCATGGAGCGGTTCTCGGTCTTGCCGGAGGCTTGCTTGTGATGCTGATTCTTGGTCCAGATGGAAGGATCAGCGAACGTCTGCTGAATGCGGTCCCAGTAAGGCTTCTCCTTCATGATCTTGGCCTGCTCGTAGAGATCCTTCTCTTTCAAGTAGATCTCGTCGATCATGTAGAAGCGCTTCTCAGATTCGTAGGCGACGACCGTCAGAGCGAACGGGTTCGTATAGCCGTAGTCGTAGCCCGCTTTCACCGGCCAGTAGTCCTCGATCTCGAACGGCGGGCACGTCACCTTGGGCTGGATGCGCTCTAGGAAGTCGGGCCAGACGACGGTACTGCCCTGGACGTCGAAGCGGATCTCCATGTCCTGGAGCCACTCGGGCGTCTCCATGCCACCCTTGCGGGCTGCGATCTTGCGGAGCCGTGCCAGCCCGTCCGGGGTGTCGGGGTTCAGAAGCGGATGCGCCGAGTAGTGGCACAAAGCCGCCCTGATCCCGCCCGCTGTGACGTATGTGCTCACGCCCTTCACGCTTCTCCTAGATGCCCTTGGCCTTTTCGGCGCCTGGCTTCTGTGGTTCGGTCGTCACCGTCATGACAGGGAGCGTCGGTTCCTTGCGGAAGAGAACAGGTTTCACTGCGCCCTCATGCACGATGCGGTTTAGGAAGTACTGCACGAACGAGATGGCAACGGGCTGCACGATGACGAGCACGGGTTTCAGGAAGCTGAAGAAGCCGGCGTACGAGATGTCATGGTCCGGGTTCTGCAAAGACACCGTTGCAAGCCCCGCAGACTCGACGAACTTCTGCCAGAGAAGCACCACGTTCGCTAGCAGGATCGTGACGTAGCCGACGATAGGAACGATCGTGTTCTTGACCTGCGGGATAACGCGCAAGACCATTGCCAGCACGAACCCGAGCGAACCAGAGATCAGCAAGGCTTGTTTCCAATCCATCTGTCCTCCTAAGAGCGATCCGAGTGGCGGTACTTGAGCGCTACGAGCTTGCCTTTTGTCTTGAACGTCGTCGGGCTTGTCCCGGTCCAGCTCAAGAAACAGCTGACTGCGAGCCAGACTTTATCAATGCCTGAGATGCGGGCTGGGATGTCATGGTACTCGGTATTCGTTGGGTCGGTTGCGCCATGGGTGTTATGGGCGTTCCTGACGTGGAGCCACGCATTGTATCCTGGATAATCCGTGAGCACGACGGGGACTCGACTCGCAGAATTCCCCATGACGAAGAATGTGCCCGAGGCGTGATCCGTACCGCCCTCTGCCGTGATGTTGAACGTTCGCCCCTGAGCCGAAGCCGCTCCCCAGGACATCTTGTCAACCATGATCGGGAAGGGCGAAAATTCTGGGGTGCCATGATCGCCGGCCGCTCCCACCGTGGCTCGCGTGCAATGTGGCTTACTAAGATCCGTGTCCACGGGGTCTACATGCCACATGCCTTGAGCAGCGAACGACAGCGTGTCCGTTGTGACCGCCGTGATGCCACCCTTGTCGATGAGTTGGCTTTGCCACTGGATCTTGAGGTAATCGCAGCCAGTTGTTGAGATCTCATGCCAGTAGGTCGGCGCGATGCTGAAATTGCTAACAAGAGTTTGGGCCGGGGTCCACCAGTAGACATTGCCGCTCACGATCGTGAAAGCGGTCGAGCCATCGTTCTGCCAGAGGATCTGCGGCGAATGTGATTGAATGATCGCCATGGTTAACTCAGCGGGTTTTCTGCAAGCCGGATCGCCACGATTTTCCCCTTTGCTCTGAATGCAGGGCCGCCACCAGCGGTAAATGTCGTCACGTGGCTAAAGGAGAGCCAGACCTTCTCGTATCCAGAGATGCGCGGGTATGTGATGGCCCCCACTCCTTGATTCGTAACACCAGCGGTACGGGTGTGGACGAAGAATGACCAGCCTGGATAGTCCGTCGAAGCGACTGGTGTTCGACTCGCTGCAAAGGGAGCTTCCGGAATGCCGCCCATGAGCATGAGCGCGCCTCTGGCAGTCGGCATTGGGTTGCCTCCGTTGTCGATCCCCCAACCCTGTGCCAGGCCGTTTGTGTAGTAGTTCTGGTCGCCAACCAACTTGCCCCATGAAATGTGTGTCGTGACCAGGGTTGCGGTCGACCAGTCTGGTTCTCCGAACGTCTTGCTCGGAGTCGATGCCGCATTGATTGGGTGTGGATAGCGAAGGCCCGTGATGTCGTCTGTAAAGCTCAAGCCCACAGCCGCACAGTAAAGCTCGCTCGCTGTACAGGCTGTGATCGTTCCAACATTCGTGATCTGCGACATGTACTGGATGATGAGATAGTCGATCCCGTTCGTCGGGATCTCATACCAGTACTGCGGAGTGCTGCCGATGGCGCCAATGGTGGCGGATTCGGTCAAGACTCCAGTCGATGAATTCCCGGGAGTCGAGAGCGTAAAATGGCCTCTGCCGGCGCCTGTAGCGATCGTGCCGCTTGTCAGAGTGAGATCAGCAGTCCCGGCATTTGACCAGAGCGTAATCGCGTCGACCTTTCGAATGCCAGGCATCTATGCCGCCTCCTCTTGGCTTTCGTTTTGTTCGATGAGTTCTCCGAAGTAGTGACCGTACCTGGCCGTCGCAATGAGCAACATGCGCCGCGCCATGTGGGTCCCCGCCTGATAGCCTTCGCGGAACTCGTCCTGATAGGTGCATTCGTCACAGATGACCAAGCTCGCCGTGTAGGACCGGAACTGTGCCGGGCCCTGGGCCACCGCCTTGATGTTGCTGCCGTTCGGATACGAGAGTTCTCCTCTGGTCCCGATGAGCCCCCGAGCCCGCAAGAATGGCGGCAACGTCCGTTCGATGAATGCCGACCGACCACGCAGCCAGTCCTTGTTGTAGACCAAAGGCCAGGCATCCTCAGCCTTCTTACTCTGCACCATGACGAGCGAGTGCTCGTGGAACCTTGCTTCCCAGGTCGCGTACGCGCAGGCCAACCACGTCATGGTGAGCTGGCGCGACTTGGCGATCGCGACCACGTCGCAGTCATCGTCGGGCAAGTCGAAGGCGTGGATGTAGGCCAGCATCTCTTGCAGGTAGGCGTAGTCTGGGAACGGTTTCACACGGTTCTTGCGGTCAGCTGCGTCGAAGGTGCGAACGAAGTTGAAGACGTAAACAGCTGGATCGGCTTTGCAGGCGGCGATGACCTCTTCAGCTTCTTCGTCGGACGGGCCATCCTTGCCCCAGCCGAAGCGCTTGTAGAGTTCCTGATCGAGTTCAGGATGCAGCGATGGCTGGTCCCAGAGCCTGGACTCGCGGATGACTGTCACTGCCCAACACCTTCAACCCCACCTAGCGGTGGCACGATAGCCCCACATCTGTCTGGCGGTCAAGTCGCAAGGAAGAGGCCCCGAGTCTCCCCGGGGCCCTGGCGACCGACTCTGGCGGGTAGATGCGCCCCTCGGAAAGGTCCCTCGAGCGGGGCGCGGCAAGCTCAGGGTTACTGGACCTCTCCAGCTTTCGGCTGGATGACCTCGAAATCGACGCCGGCCTCGTTCACTCGGCGGAGAATCGTGGCTGGAGTCGCGTCGTACTTGGCTGCTGTCATGGTGAACTTGCCACCCAGCTCAACGATAGCGGCGGCGAAGGCGACCTGGTAAAAGTTCAGTTCAGCCTGTAGCGCCTTAATCTGGCGCTGGCTCGCCGAGAGATGCTCCCCCACTCGTCTTCGCCTCGCTCTCTGTTCCAGGCGGCGACATTAGCCACTTACTGGTTCTTGCTGTCACACACCCCACACGACCCGCGTACTTCTCCGCTGCGGTCGCAATGGTATTAGACCAAGTCTTCTCCTCGTTCAAGGCGTATCTATCAGTGCCTGGACCTTCGACATTGAGGATGAGATGCTGGTCGCGGTTCCCGGCTGCCTCGGCCTTCTCCATGCTGCCAGCAATTTTACCGCCCCAATATTGATTCGGCGGTCCGTAAAAGAAAAGCTCCGACCATTTCCCGTCGAGCTCCGGGTACACGTCGATCGTGGCATCGGTGTTGCCGTAGATCTCTCCGAACCCGATCTTGCGAGCGGTCGAGAGAATCGTCTTCCAGCCGTAGACGTAGCGTTTCTCCCAGTCGGCCGTGATGATTGGCGCGTTCGTTGCCGTGCCGTAGTACGGGCGGTTCATGACGTTATCGAACCAGATGCCGTCGACGACCCCGCCTCGGTATCCTTCCCTCTCCCAGACACGCCCCACCGTCTCGAGAAAGGCTTCGCAGTAGCGGTTGCCTGCGATGTCGATCATCCAGCAGTGCGGTTTCCCAGTGGGGCCGTTGTCCGACATCTCGTAGGGGTCGACCATCTGGTGCCCGAAGCGGTTGTGCCGGGTGCCGACCAAGCGCCACATCTTCATGACTTCCCAGACGGTCTGCTGCCTGGTGCTCCAGTACTGCGTTGCCGGCATGGCTTCGACATCTGCCCACAAGAAGACGCGCCTGACGCCTGCTTGCTTCAAGCGGATGATGAAATCAGCGCTTGGCCAGTGCTGGCACACTACGGTGTCATGCTGGGCCGCGAGCTTGATGACGTCCTGGCCTTTCACGATGTCGACGCTTGTGCCTTGCCAGCCCATGCCGAACTTCTGGAAGTTTTGCCCGAATCGGAACCCTGGCATCTGCAACGAGTCGAAGTCCCAGTTGGTGTTTCCCGTGATGGCCATCACGGCTACCCTATAGAGCCCCATCGTCATCCCCCCAGAATTTGTAGCTGCCATCTTCGAAGCAGTCGTAGAAGCCTAGGCCATTTGGTCCATCGCAGTACATGGTCACGATAGGCGCTGTGCCTTTGCAGCAAGCCTCGTACAGGCGTTTCATTGCCGCCTTGAACTTTTGGTGCTCGGGCGAGCCTGGCTTCGGAGGCTCGCGTTCTTTGGTCCAGAATTCATCCTCAGACATGTGAACCTCGCAGCGCTCGTAGCATCTTGCGACGCAGCGCGCTGTTATGGCCGTGCTCGCAGTCCGCAGCGTCGATGATCCGCCAGGTGTCCGTGTAGCGCA